GTGGAGATTCTTCGAAGAACAAACTAAAGGCTCGTGGTTATATTTACCGTGGCGAGCAAGAGTTGTTTGTAAAGTGTCACAACTGCGGTTATGGCACAAATCTTGGTAATTTAATTAAGTATGTGGATGCGAAATTATATGATGAATATGTTTTGGAACGCTACAAAGCTGGCGCATCAAAATATCATGATCACAAAGACGTTAAACAAACAAGCGTCATCATAGAAACCCCCATAGAAGAATTACTCGAAGACGATATACTTTCAAGTTTATCACGTCTGGACAAACTGCCATTGAATCATCCTGCAGTTCAGTATTTGGTTAAGAGGAAGATTCCAAAAGATAAGTGGCATCTGTTATACTTTGCTCCGAAGTTTAAAGCGTTTACTAATTCAGTGACTGCTAAATTTCAAGAGCCAATTAAAGATGAACACCCAAGAATGATAATACCATTCTTTACAACTGCGGGTAAATGTTTTGCTTTTCAAGGCAGAGCATATGGTGCAGAAGAACCTAAGTATTATACTATTAAAGTTGATGAAACACAGGAGAAGATTTATGGACTCGATCGCTTGGATTATAGCAAACGTATATATGTTGTTGAAGGACCGATTGATTCGTTATTTTTACCGAATTGTATCGCTGTGTCAGGAGCCAGTTTTATACCCCTACTATTCGGCAGTTACTTGCTAACGCAACAATTGTAATGGACAATGAACCAAGAAGCCGAGAGATAACTAAGTTTCTTGAAAAGAATATTGAAGCAGGATATTCTGTCTGTATGTTCCCTGAGCATATTATTCAGAAAGATATTAATGATATGATTTTGGATGGTAAAATGCCGATTGATGAGATTGTCGATACCATAAATAAAAACACCTTCAAAGGAATAGAAGCGAAATTGAAATTTAGTACATGGAAGAAAATATGAATGTTAGAATGATTAGTTATAGCAAACCATCTCGTGAGATGTATGATGAGGGTTTGATTGATGTACAGGAGTTAGTTGCGTTCTGTGCACGTGTTAGTAATCCCAGCAACCAGTTCAACACAGATACATCAGAGAAGTTAATTAAGTATTTAATTAAACATCAGCATTGGTCACCACTAGAAATGGTCAGTGCTTGTTTAGAAATTGAAACTACTCGTGACATAGCAAGACAAATGCTGCGCCACCGATCTTTCTCGTTCCAAGAATTTAGCCAACGATATGCAGATCCAACCAAAGACTTATCTTTCGTTCTTAGAGAAGCCCGACTTCAAGATACGAAGAATCGTCAAAATAGTGTTGAGAATGAAAATCTAGCATTGGCTGCATGGTGGGAAGAAAGACAGAAGCGAGTTATTGAAGAAGCGAAAAATGCTTATGACTGGGCAATTACCAATGGTATTGCCAAAGAACAAGCAAGAGCAGTTCTGCCAGAAGGACTTACTGTTTCTCGTTTATACATGAATGGTACATTGCGTAGCTGGATTCATTTTATCGAACTCCGATCTGCAAATGGTACACAAAAAGAACACCAAGAAGTCGCACGACAATGCGCAAAGGTAATTGCTGAGGTATTTCCTCTAGCAAATGAATTAGTAAAACTATAATAATATTGGGGCAATAAATGGAAATTGTGCATGGCATAAAGGTTGACTACAACCGAGATAGTTTGTTTGACGAATTAGGTAGAATCAGATTAAAAGAAAGTTACATGAAGGATGATGAGGTTAGTCCTCAAGAAAGGTTCGCTTATGTTTCAAGTGTTTTTGGCAGTAATCCAGACCATGCTCAGCGTCTTTATAATTACTCCTCTAATCATTGGCTTAGTTATAGTACTCCAATTCTTTCTTTTGGTCGTAGTAAGCGTGGCTTACCCATTAGCTGCTTTCTTAACTACATTGAAGATACAGCGGAGGGTCTAGTTGATAATCTATCTGAAACAAATTGGCTCTCGATGTTGGGAGGTGGTGTCGGCATCGGTTTTGGTATTCGTTCAGCGGATGATAAATCTACTGGAGTTATGCCCCACCTTAAAATGTACGATGCATCATCTCTCGCTTATCGACAAGGTAGGACTCGTCGTGGCAGTTACGCTGCTTACTTGTCTATTGATCATCCAGATATTATCAATTTTCTAGAGATGCGCAAGCCGACAGGCGATCAAAACATGCGTACTCTAAACATGCACCATGGTATTAATATTCCAGATGCATTTATGGAAATTATTGAACAGTCTATGATTGATCCAGAGTTTGATGACTCTTGGAAATTAGTGGATCCTGCTTCTAATGAAGTTCGTGAAACTGTATCCGCAAAAGAATTGTGGCAACGAATCCTTGAGATGCGTATGATGACTGGTGAACCATACTTACATTTTATCGATGAATCAAATCGTCAAATGCCACAACACTTGAAAGATCTTGGTTTAAAGATTAATCAATCAAATCTTTGCTCTGAGATTATTTTACCAACAAATGAGAAACGAACAGCAGTATGTTGTTTATCCTCTTTGAACTTAGAGTACTATGATGACTGGAAAGACGATACACAGTTCCTTCGTGATGTTGCAGAAATGCTTGACAATGTTCTTCAGTATTTTATTGATCATGCTCCTTCCACAATTAAGCGTGCAAAGTACTCCGCAACTCGTGAAAGAAGTATTGGTATTGGTGCGTTAGGTTGGCATGCATATCTACAAAAGAATAACCTACCATGGGAATCATCGTTGGCAGTTGGTAGAAACAAAAACATCTTTAAAAATATAAGAGAGAAATTAGATGTCGCTAATAAAGAACTGGGATTGGAAAGAGGTGAAGCACCTGATGCAGTGGGTACTGGGAATAGGTTTAGTCATCTTATGGCTATTGCTCCCAATGCTTCTTCTTCCATTCTTATGGGCAACACTAGTCCTTCTATTGAACCTTATCGTGCCAATGCTTATCGCCAAGACACTCTATCGGGTTCTCACTTAAATAAAAATAAGTATCTTGATAAGGTCGTTACTGATTATGTTATATCAAACCCTAAAGCAGATGCGCAAGAAATATGGAGTTCNATTATTGCGAATGATGGTTCAGTTCAGCACTTGGATTGGATGGAAGAATGGACAAAAGATGTCTTCAAGACTTCTATGGAAATNGACCAGCGTTGGGTCATTCAACACGCTTCCGACAGGCAACAATATATCGATCAAGCGCAATCGTTAAATGTATTCTTTAGACCAGATAGTCATATCAAGTATATTCATGCCGTGCATTTCCAAGCATGGAAGTCTGGATTAAAAACTATGTACTACTGCCGTAGTGATAAGATCGCTAAAGCAGACAAAGTATCAAAGAGAATTGAACGAGAAATTATTAAAGAAATTAACTTACACGATCTAGCCGAAGGTAACGAATGTTTGGCTTGCGAGGGATAAAATGATCACAAAAACAAAAACAAGATTAACGGATACAAGAGATTCCTTTAAACCATTCAACTATCCATGGGCATATGATGCTTGGTTAAAACATGAACAAGCACATTGGTTGCACTCAGAAGTACCAATGGCAGAAGATGTTAAAGACTGGAAAAAGAAATTAACACCTGAGGAAAAACTATTCCTCACGAACATCTTTAGATTCTTTACACAGGGTGACATCGATGTGGCTGGTGGTTATGTTAATAACTATCTACCTTACTTTCCACAACCTGAAGTAAGAATGATGTTGATGGGTTTTGCTGCTCGTGAAGCATTACACATTGCTGCATATTCGCACTTGATTGAAACTCTTGGAATGCCAGAATCTACATACAATGAGTTTCTTGAATACCAAGAGATGAAAGATAAACATGACTATGTACTTGACCTGTCTAGTCGCAATGGTACTATCGCTAGTACTGCTGAGCATATTGCTGTGTTCTCTGCTTTTACTGAAGGTATGCAGTTGTTTAGTTCTTTTATCATGTTGCTTAATTTTCCTCGTCACGGCATGATGAAAGGTATGGGTCAAATTGTTACTTGGTCTATTGCCGATGAAACAATTCATGCTGAGTCAATGATTAAATTGTTTCGTGAGTATATCAAAGAGAATCCTGAGATTTGGAATGATGAACTAAAGGGTAAGATATACACAATCGCTGAGAAGATGGTAGAGTTAGAAGATAAGTTTATTGATCTTTGCTATCAAGGTGCA